CCGGTGGGGGTGTTCGGGGGGGCCGGCTCTTCGCGCCTGTGATTCCGAATAATCCATAGCGATGGTCAATGAAATGTCTTTCAACGATTCACCTTGACTCCAATCACCATCACCAAAAGTAGCTTGTTTAATAAACGCACCTTTAATGATCCATTCACCCACAACATCACCAACAGGACCTAATTCACTTAATGTAATGTCCTTTTTGTAGAAATCTGAGTAACCATCACGGCCTGTTACTGATTCATGTGATAAACGAACCCATTCCATTACTACCTGTTCACCTGAAGGTGTTACGGGATCGTAAAGATTCATTGTCATGTCTTGCCATTCAGCTTTTCCCTTAATTTTACGGTATACGTTAATATGATCAACTTTAATTGAATTTAAGTTAATATCAGGAAATTTTACTTTATGAACTAAGTAAGCAGGAACACCTTGAATAGTCATTAAAAAGCGGTTTTGAACTTTTGGTTCAAAAGCTGTAAACATTATTTCGTTAGGATTTAATACTGGCATTGTCTTATGTTTTTATCTTGTTATAAATATGTTAAGCTCCAAAAGTCACACCAGTTGGGGTAATGTTAAAGGTAATGTAGATAAATTCAACTGTTTTAGCAGGTTGAATGTAAATAGCTCCTACCAATTGATTTCTGTCAATTACATCAGGAGTGTTGTTACTGTCATCCATTATTACCTTATATGCATAAAGACCTTGTCTTTGTTGCACTGATTCCATGTATGGGTTAACTTGTGAAACGAAGTTATTTCTTGTAGTTAAAGTATTTTGTTCGAATAATAAGCTTTCAGCAACTACTCTAACATATCTCTTTAAGTTAATCAACAAACGACGAACGTTAATACGATCAAGAGCTGAAGCTTTAGTCTGTAATGTTTTCTGACCATAAGCTACTAAACCAACACCAGGGAAACTAGCAATTGGGTTAACTTTGTTTTGATATAAAGTATCGCGATCGTTTGTGCCTAATTTTCTTTCAGCTTGTAAAGCACCACCAACACCACCTCTGTTTAAACCAGCAGGAGCGAACCATTCAGCACTTACTCTGTCGTTAAATGCATAAACACCAGGCATTACTGTTGAAGCTGGAACAAAATACAGTCTACCTGTAGCTGGGCTTAACACTTGAACCCAAGGCCAGTAAGCAGCAGCATAGTTAGTATTTAATTGGTTAGCTAAAATACCAGGAGTATTAATTGTAGCTCCATATCCTGTTAAATCAGCTATATAGAAACAATCACCTCTTTCTTCAGCCATAGTAATATATTGAGCTACTACGGATGATTGAAATTGTTGTGAAATACCTGGAGCTGAAATTAAAGAGAAGTTATATTCATCTGGATTAGCTAAAATATTATCAACTATAGTATAGTCAGATGCTACTAATCCTTGAGTAACTGTACTAATATTTTCATATAAATTAGTTACATAATTTAAGTCATCTCCTATAGCTCCACCAAAACTCCCTGATCCAGGTATTGGTATAGAGTTAAAATATTGAGATTTTGCTGTACCATTGTTGTTAAAATAGTTATAAGTTGGTGTTAGTACTTCTTTTACTCGTACATAACGAGAAGCATTAGCATTTGAACCACTATTTTGAATGTAGTATTGACCTGTTGAACTATCATAAGCTACATTTTGTTTATAGTTACCTACTACTGCCTCAATATAATTAGCTTGATTAGGATCTAAACTTACGTTAGTGAAACTTTCTAATACATTAGGATTTGTTGTTGTATCATTACCTTGACGAATTAACAATGTAAATGTACCACTAGCTGTATCAGGACTAACAATCTGCCATCTTACGTTATCTATACTACCACTTATTAATGAACCATTTGATTGAAGTCCTTGGTTGTTATTCATAATAACTCCTTCAGAGATAGTTTCTAAAGTAAATGCATATCCTGGATTTCCATTAGCACCATTTGCTGTGGTTCCTAATAAACCAGTACCACTTGATACGTATCCAATAAGAGCATAGTTAGCATCATAGTAAGGAACAGGATCATCTAATGTAATATAAGCTCCGTTATAAGCTATTCCTTGAAGAGAAGAAGTTAATGCAATAGTGTTATTACCAGAATTATAGTTAACTGTAAATAAACCAGCACCGCTCGAACCTAAAACAGTATTCATTTTAGTTTGAAGATTTTGATTTAGTATTACTCTACTGTCTGATCCACTATTCCAAGCATAGAAATATACTAATCCATCAGCATCATCTACAGGAATTTGTCCACTTCCTGAAGTGTTTACAGCTATAAATTTATATAAAGAATTTCCAAATACAAAGTTTGTTGTAAAGTTTGGAGTTACTTCACTTGAAAGAACAGCTGTTAAGTCTTGATAAAGATTTAATGTAAAGCTACAACTAGCGTAAGCTCCATTTACTGCTGATACTTGGTTATTAATACTTGAGGTAGCTGCAGTATATGAACCAGAGGTAACTCTAGTTACTAAAATACTTTCACCACCTTGTTGGAAGTAATTGTAAGCAGATATAGAAGTTAAAAATTCATAGTTAGCCGATGAGCTTTCAAACACATCTCCAAATCTACTTTGGAAATCACTGTAAGTTGTTACAAGCGTTGGGATATTAACGCGACCTTTAACAGTAGGGCCTATTAAAGCTAATCCTGCTGTAATAGGGCCTGAAGTTATTTGAGAGGTGTCGTTTTCTCTCAATGATACACCCGGAGATAATAGTACTTCTGCCATTTTGTTAGATTGTTTCTAGTAATAAATATGAAAAAAAATCTGTAAAATGCTATTAAATATTATTATTTTTTTAAAAATTAACGATTATCTATATAAATTATTACTTCTGTATAGTATTCCATAAAATGTTCGTTCCACAAATCCCATTTTATATCAACACCGTCAATTGATAATACTTTATAG